GAATTAGCTCAAGAGGTTCTGGTGATCTTATTACAGATTTTGATGGTAATGAATCTGTAGATCCTGATACTTATAATTGTGAAGGATGGGATGCTGTTCTTATTCCTGCTGTTAAAGAAGCTAGACTTCAGTATGTTACTGAATCTCTTGATAAGACAAGATATAAAAAGTCTTTAAGATCAAAATTACAAGAAGCTGTAGAAAAAGCTGATGAAGATCATAAGAAAGTGATTACAGAATCTCTTCATACATTTTTAGGTGAAGGTGTCTGGGATGAGATAGAAAAAGATGTTGAAGAACCAGAAGTTGGACCAGATCCTAATGAAGAATTTGTAGATCAACAAGAAGATCAGACTACTAATGAAGAAGAAAATGTAGAAACTATAGAAACTTCTGAAGATAATAATGAAGAAGAAATGTCATTAGAAGATGAAGTTGACTTATTCTCAGCATTAGATGATGAAGAAAAAGAACCTACATCTATAAATTATAAAGGAACAAAAGTATTAAAGGATAAAGATACTGGAAAATTTGTTTGTGAGATAGATGGTGAGACTTATGTATTTAATTCAGAGAAAAATGCTAAGCTCTGGATTGATATGAATATAGATCAGGTAAAAGAAGATAAAATAGAAGGTGAAATAGATAAAGCTCTTGAAAATCCTAATGAAGAAACATTTGAAGATAAATCAGAAGAAGATGAAGATTTTAGCGAATCTTTAAATGAAGAACAGATAGGAAGAGATACAATAAAAGATGCTAAGTCTGAATCTGAGGTTCTAGAACCAGAAAAAGAAGAAGATAAAGAAGAAGATAAAGAAGAAGATGAAGATAAGATAGTCATTAAATTTAATGAAGCTTATGGAAATTCTTCTGGAGACGCAGTCATAAATGAATTTATTAGAGACTGTATTGAAAAATTTAAATATTATGGAGATAGAGCTGATATAGAACTTGAGATTCCTGATACTTTAGATACTGATTTATTCTGGATGGATCTTAATACAGAAGCTAGAGATAATGGAATTTATCTTTCACTTCAAGAAAGAGAAGAAGATGATGATTCTGTGTATTTATATTTCTATATAAGTAAGACAGATGATTTTGTAGATAATTTTGAAGATCAGCTTGCATCAACTTCTGATTCAATAGAAGATTCTATTGAAAGAAATATGGATAGAAAAGAAAAAGCTTGGGATATTGAAGAGAGAGAAGCTAAAGAATTAGCTACGAAAGAAGAAGCTAATAAGTCTGATTGGGAAAGACTTAACGCTACTGAGCAAATGGTCGTAGATGCAGTCTTAAATCATATTCAATATAATGGTATGACTGAGCCTCTTGAAGATTTAGTAAGACAAGCTTGCAATATGTATAATGAAGCAAATGCTTTTGATGAATATTCAGATGAAGACTTCTATGAAGAAGAAGCAAAAGATGGTGCTGTTTTAGAATATATAAGAAAAAATACAAAAGTGAACGAAAGTTTAGAAAAAATAAGCTTAAGTACGCTAAAATATAATGAAGATAAATTAAATGAAGCTGTCAATGACGGAGCAGAAATGAACGAACTTCAAGAAGCTTTAAAGAATAATTTTGAATTAGAGAAACAGATAAGACTTCTCCAAGAGAAATTATCAGCCAGCAATGCTAGAGAGAAATCTTTAAAAGAAGAAGTAGAATCTTATAAGACAAAAGTTTCAAAATTATCTGAAGTATCAAAGAAGAATAAAGCCTTAACTGAAAAGTTAAGTGCATCAGAAATATCTAAAGATAAATTAAATGAATCTTTAGAGAAAGTAAAGACTCTTACTGAAGAATTAAAATCAGTAACAGAACAAAGAAATTTAGCTCAGTCTGAATTAGATAAATTAAATGAAAACTATGCTGAACTTGATAAAGACTATAATCAAATTAAAGATCAGTATGGTAAGAGATTTGAAAGACAAAATCAATTATTAGAGAAATATCAGAAAATTACAAGAAATTCTATTGACAGATATATAAATCTTCAAGCAAATAATCTTGGAGTTAAGACATCTGAAATTAAGAATAAATTACCTGAAAAATTCTCGTTTAAAGATATTGATCTAGTCTGTGAAGATTTAAGAAATTATAAGCTTAATGTAAGTAAGCTTCCATTTTCAACTCATCAATTAAATGAAAATATAAATATGAAAGTAAATAATCTTTCACCAGGATTAATTCCTCAGAATGAAACAGATGAGATTAATGATTATGATTTGAAGCTTATGGAAATGTTTAAATAATATAGTAAAAAGGGAATTAATAATGGCAAATATGCTTTTAGAAAAGTATTCAAAGAGAATACAGCTCGCTGAAAGTGTTTATGCTAAGAGACACAACGGCGAATCAATGGACAGCATCAGAAAAATTACTGTTGCTAAGTGCCTTGATAATGTAAATAAGTTCCTTAACGAAGCTTTTGATAGTTCAATGGGAACACAAAGAAGTGCTATGGGCGACTATAAGAAGTTAACTTTAAGCTTCACTATGTAGTGATACATAGATAGTTGGTTACTGAATATGATAACTTGGTCTTGGTAATGGTCGACCTACTAAGTTATCAAGACTAAGGATAATATTCATATGTATGGTTATGTGTATAAAACAACAGATTTGGTATCTGGCTTAATATATGTGGGTCAGCATAAATCTGAATCATTTGATGAAAAGTATTATGGTTCAGGTATTATTATTTCAAAATTAATTAAAAAATATGGATTTGATAGATTTAAGTGTGAATTATTAGAGGAGTGTGATAATTTAGAACACTTAAATGAGAGAGAAATTTATTGGATAGATAAATTAAATGCTTTGGATAATTCTATAGGATATAATATTGCTACAGGTGGTGCTTTTGGAGACAGTGGCTACCATGATGGTATGTTAGGAAAAACACAGTCTCAAAAACAAAAAGATGCTGCAAGGAATTATCAATTAAAGAATCCTAAAACTTCTCAAATGAAAAATAAAATGTCAAAAGCCATGAGAGGGAATTCAAATGCTTCTAATGGTAAAGGCATGATATTTATTCATTTCTTAGATGATATACAAAAAAGAGTAAAATTAGAAGATGCTTGGAAGTATATCGAACAAGGTTGGGAATTTGGTAAAAGTAAAAAAGTTATAAATTCTCAAAGAGAAGCATTTAAAGTTAAATATGCTAATGGCACATATATAAGTAAAGAGGATAAAGCTATATTTGTTGATAATACTGAATTACAATCTTATTTAGATAAAGGTTGGAAATTAGGTAAAAAAGGTACAACTAATTATATTAATCGACTTAAATAACTCCGTTAATTCAGGGAAACTCTTAAGATTTGGGCAATCTTAAGACAATCCTGAGCCAAGCTCAATTTATTGAGAAGGTGCAACGACTATCGAAAACATAGCTAATGAGAAATACATTAGTGAAGAAGTGAGTAGAGTACACTTTTAGGAGTGGAAATGCGGAGCAACTTATAAACGGTAACAGAATATAAGTTGAAGATATAGTCTGAACTCTATGGTGACATAGAGATTAACAAATTTGTTTGTATAGCCCTTACAACAGTTGGTCTTCCTAATCTTATCGCTTTTGATCTTGTTGCTGTATCACCAATGAGCTCAATGTATGGTAATGTTGCTTACATCGAGTACGTTAAGGGTACAACAAAGGGTGAATCAACTGTAGGTGATATGGTTAATAGTGTATGGGAACTTGGTACTCCTGATCCTAATTATACAGGTTCAATGGTAGTTGAATCTGCTACAGGTGATGGTTCAACAACTGAGTTTGATATTCTCTTCGATCAGAATTCAGCTTTAACAAAAGTTACAGTTGATGGTACAGAAGTTGAAATCGAAGTTGTTGAATCTGGTACATCAGTTACAGCTGGTAAAGTTGCTATCGTTGCTAAAGACGGTAAGAACATCGTTAAATTCGGTACAGCTCCAACAAATGAAAAAGCAATCAAGATTGCTTATGTATATGACAATGTAGTTATTCCACAGGAAAAACTTCCTACACTTAAAGCAGAACTTAAGAATATCGGTCTTGAAGCTAAAGCTAGAAGAATCGCTGTATTCTACAGCCAGATGGCTGCTTTCCAAGCTAAGACTGATTATGGTTTCGATCTTGCAGACGGTCTTGCAGAACAAGCTGTTGGTCAGCTTTCATATGAAATCGATACAGAAATCTGCAACATGCTTATCGATGCTGCTGATGAATATGCAACAACACATCCAACTGGAATTGCTGACTTCAGCAAGACTCTTCCTGTTGGTGTTAATATGGCAGACCACTATGCAAGCTTTGCTGCTAAGGTAGAAGAACTTAAGCAGGTTCTTTATATGAGAACAAAGAAGTTCGTTCCTAACTTCATGCTTGCTGCTGCTGATATTATGCCAGTTCTTAACTTCGTACCTGGATTCCAAGCTGCTTCAGTAAGTGACATCAATGGTCCTTACTTTGCTGGTACATTCAATGGTATTAAGGTTTATGTAACACCTAATATTGCAAGCGGTAAGTTCGTACTTGGTGTTAACCAAGGCGCAATGCAGGCTGCAGCTGGTGTTTATGCTCCTTACATGCCAGTAGTTCCAACACAGCTTCTTGGTTTCGCTGATGGCGGAATGAGCCAAGGTTGGTCAACAATGTACGATGCTAAGATCCTTAACGCAGCACTTCTCGTTCCAAGTGCAATCGTTGCTTAATAGGAAACTTAATTATACAACTTGAACAAACAAGTTTAAAGGGTAGATTAAATCTACCCTTTTTTATTGCGAAACTTTAAATAAACTATTTACAAATGAAAGTTTATAGTGTATAATAATAATGTAATATAAAATGAAAGGAGATATTATCATGATTAAAGGATTTACAGAAAAAGATATTAGAAGAGTTAAAGAATTTTCATATGAGCAAGATGCTGATATGGATGATTGTGTTGGTTTTCTAGATGAAGAAAGTTATATTTGGATAATCAATCCTTGGTTTCTTCCATGGGGTGAGAATGGTAAGTATGAACTTACAGATGAAGAAATTGTTGAAAGATATGGAGAGACTAATATTGTAAATTTTGTAAGTGAGTGTCTTAAAAAGATAGCATAAGGAGAGATCATGACTAAGAAAATTATACTTAAAGATACAAGTATTATGATGACTTGTAATTCCGCAGATGAGATGCATACGCTTTATTGTGCTCTTGGAAATGAATTTACATTTGTTATAGATGGTGTAGAGCTTAAAAAGATAGGTCCTACAGAAAGTAAAAATCCTAATGTATCAGCTTATTTTTCTGGATATACAAGAGGATATTTTGAAAAATTTTTTAAATAAGAGGTAAAAATGTTATTTAAATCAATTGAAGGTTGTAGAAGTCTAGAGATTTTTGGTGAGCAAATTGCCAAAATAGAAGAAGGATGGCAAATTTCAGGTGTAGCTATAAATAGTAAATATAATGATAGTAAAATGATAGATACCGTAACTCTTATTATAGAGAGAGATGAAGATAATGATAATATAGTGGAGATTAATAAATATGAAAAAGAGTGATTTAATGAAAGATATGGAGTATATCGAAGATAAAAGATGTTATCTTGCAGGTATGATTCAAAATAAAGATATTTTTACGTATGAAGATTTTATGCATACTTTATATGGATTAACTGGAGTTATATATCATATTTTAGATGATATGAGAATACAGAAAGAAAATAAATTATAAATAAAGGAGATATAAATCATGCAACTTAGAGAAGAAATACGAACTGGTGAAAAATATTGTTGTATTTGTGGAAAAGAAATTATAGGTCATGGAAACAATGCTGATCCTGTAGCTTATGGGATGTGTTGTGATGATTGTAGTATTACTTATGTAATTCCTGCAAGAATTGAAGCTCTAAAAGGTTATGATTTTAGTAGACATTAATATGCCTGATAATTGTTATCAGTGTCCAATAAGAAAAAGACATTATTGTTCTATAAAGAAAAGAGTTCTAGATTCTAGAAATAGTGTTAATGATATTTTAAAGAGACCAGACTGGTGTCCATTAAAAGAGGTAAATTTTTATGGGAGTATGTATAACAGCAAATAATTCTAGTATAAATTTTAAGATGAGCTATGGTCAATTTCATAGTCTTAGAAGAAATATAGCTGAAGCTATAGATCCAGAATTTGCTAAGCTTTATCATGAAGCTACTGCTTTTATCTATTTAGAAGATGGAATAAAAGCAGAAAGAGCTATGAATAAATATATTACTGATAATGCTGAATATCTTAAATATATAGAAGAAGTTCTTGATTTTTTATTTCAGTCAGATGTAGATGGTGAAGTAGATTATAGGACTTGTAAAAAGATTTTAGATCTTATTGGACATGTAGATTTTAAAGATAATAATTTTCAATATGTTGCTTATAGAACGTCTGAAAATGATTATGAGAAATTTAAAAGATTTTTAAAAGAGTGTGTAAGATACCACAGAAAGATGAGATGGTCATGACTAAAGAAGAAAAAAGACTTTTAAGAAAAGACATGTCAAAAGAAAATTATAAAATAATGGTAAATGAAAAGTTGTATAATGAATTAAGAGGAAGTGCTTGGCAAAGATATGAGAAATGTCAGAAGCAAGTAATTTCAGAAGCTTTTAATTGTGGGTATGAAAAAGGATTTTTAGACGGGTTAAAATATAATGAAAAATATAACATATGATGATGTAATGAGAATTATTATGCAGTATGATAATCTTATGAGCAAGACAGCTTTTGATAGTATACAACGAGAATTAAAAGAGTTATTTTGTGAAGATATGAGCTATGAAGATAGCATAAAATTATTTTCAGATATTTTATTTGATAAAGAAAAGACTAAACAATTTTTAGAAGAGTGCGAGATTATAGGTATAGATTATGAGTAGTAAAGAATATATTAATATATTTGAAAAATATATGAATGATGATCAGAGGGATGCTATGACAGATTTATATATGAAAGGTATTAATAAAGATAGTCATGTATGGGTCACTTATAGTGATGTAGAAGATTTGATTGTAACATTTTTTAAGAAAAATAGAACTTATAAAGGAGAATAATATGGCATTTGATAAACTTATGGAGACTCTTAATAAAGAAATAGCAGAAGAAATGTCTCTTAGAGAAGAAATTATTTATAAAAAAGGATTTGCTGCTGGTATAGAAGAAGCTAAATCAAAATGTAAATGCCAAAGAGAAAGTTCAGCTGAAGAAGAAGCTTTGGATGAAGCTTATGCAGAAGGCTATCTTGATGGAATAGAAGACTTTAAAAAAATTATTAGTATAATCTTAGATCTTTCATGGTCAGTGAGAGAAGCTTTATTTGGTTACAGTAGACTTAGTGCTATATTAGATGAAGTAGATACTTTAGATATTGTAAAGACTGTATATTCTGAATTTATAGATATTAAAATAAAAGAAGAAGATAATTTAATAGGAGATATATTAGATTCTACTTTGTCTGATGATCTAAAAAGACTTCTTTTACAAGCTATAGATGATGGGATAGAAGTAAAATTTGTAAAATAATTTAGTAAAAGTATAGAGAAGTCTATACTTTTTAATTATCGCTAAATTATTGTATATAATATTAAGTTGATAAATAAAAGAAAGTTTATGATTAATGGCAACTTCAGTTGGTTCAGTAACTATAAATGATTTTACATATATTTTATATGATGATAATACTTGTTCTGCTAAAGTAAGAGACTCTATAAATAAAGCTGAATATTCAGGTTTATTTGGTACAGTATATTATATTACTACACGAAAATTTTATAAATTAGTTAGTTTAGATAATTGTTTTAAGAATTGTACTAATTTAGAAAAGCCTCCTGTAATTCCATTTGGTGTTACTAGTCTGTGCTATTGTTTT